CAATAGTGATACCTGACGATTCAATGTCGGCAAATAATTATGACCCAATGCCACCGTCTTTGGCTGGGTGTCAAGCGATGGCAATGTCATTTCAGCTTTTGCGCGATGGAAACTTGGATGTATACAATGATTGGTTTAAAGCCGGTCCGAGTAAGAGTGCATATTTATTGAAACCTGCCGATTTGATGTTTACTCCCCAAACCATCCCAGTGCCGAAGCCCCAAAACCCTGCGCTTTCATTTGCAAGCCGCCCGCTTAAATCTGACATGTATAGTTTTTCAATTTAGAGGGAGGGGAACCAAGGTTCCCCTCTGACCCCTCCTTACCTTACTTGGTACCTACCCATTTTTATTTTTATTATATTATAAAATATAAATTATTATAAAATTGAAATAAATGTATAATTTTATAATAGTTACTAGTTGTCTTGTTGTGAATGAATATAGAAAAAGACGAAGAAGAAACAAACCCAAATCCAAAAAAAACAAAAATTAAAATAAAACCTAAACCAAAAAATGAAATTGTAATTCCGGCAAAACTGCCAACGGACCGGACAAAAATGTCAAACCTGGTTCAAGACAACTTTGATATTTTGAATGAAACGCTGTCAAAAGAGTTGGTTGAAGAGTTGACACGCAAATATTGTTACAAGGAAGACAAGGAAAACAATAAAGAAAATAGAGAAAGAAACGTTTACAATTTTATAGAAGCATATCGTGAAGTTATAAAAAAACAATGGAATATGGAAACAAGTTTCACAGACTATCGACTTTTAACCAATGTAACATCAAACCCCGAAAAAATAAAAGTGGTTTGGGGTGGGTGTTTGCAAGGGTTGAAACGTCTTCCCAATGAATCGGTGGGACACATTGTGACTTCGCCGCCCTATTACAATGCGCGTGAATATTCCACTTGGGCAAATCTGAAAGCATACCTAGATGACATGCGCGAAATAATTACCGAATGTTATCGTGTGTTAGATAATCATCGCGTTTTCGTCTTTAATGTTAGCGACGTGGTTGACAATGATAAAATGGATAAAATAAATGCATTTGGAAACAGGAAAATTCCACTTCCGGCTTACTTTATAGTCATGTTTGAAGAATGCGGATTTACATTTGTGGATGACATTATTTGGGATAAGGGTGAAGTGCAGAGTTCCAGGCATAAAAATGGAAATAAACCGTTCCCATTCTTTCAGTATTCGTGCAACTGCTATGAACACATTCTCATCTTTCACAAACACAGGTTGGAAAAAGACATAAAATATCCGTGCAATGACTGCGGCAGTTTAATCGTAAAGAGCAACAGCTACACGTTTAAAGGGCTTCGCTCATGGGAGTGCAAAAATCCGACTTGTGAAAAGAGCGAATCTGACCGCGGAAAACGTTTCTCGCTAAAAACTATCATGACGCAAAATCCGTTTCGACAAGCCGATAATGTTATACCGAAGGAACTGGTGCAAGACTGGCGACGAGACATTCACAAGCTGTCGCCTGTAATAAAGATAAATAATAAAAAAGAAAATAAATTGGGACATACTGCACCATTTCCAATGGATATACCAACAATGAGCACTTATTACTATAGTTACCGTGGTGACATTGTTCTGGACGTGTTTGCCGGAAGTTTTACTAGCGCAATTGCAGCACAAAAACTGGGGCGCATTGGAGTTGGATTTGAACTCAGAAAAGATTTATTTCGAGACTGCATTGTAAAAAATATAACAAATCATGAATGTCAAATGGAAGAGATTGATTTGGTCTAGTCAACTATATTTGTTTGCGCAACCGATGCCGCCAACAACCATGAATTTCGTTTCATATTTCTTTTTTCCATTTCTGCCCAATATTCTTTTACCGTGAAGGATTGTTGTTGCATATTTCCGAGATGAGTATCCCAAAATAAATTTCCAGGAAAATAATCTGACAACATGACATTATTTTCTGGACAAAATCTTATATTATTTTTATTTACCGCATCATCGTGGCTTATATCTACAATTTCATCTTTACCACCATCAACAGTTTCTTTATCAAACGCGTTTATAGATATTTCCTTTTGCGTGATTGGGCTTATAAGCTTTCCATCACGGATATTTTCAAGCTTTTTCATTGATTCGTAACACGACTTTCCCAAATATATAGTGTTCTTCAAGTAGTCTTCTAGAATTTGTTTGTATTTCAATGCATCTTCTATGGGAATACACTTTTCAATGTCAAAAGTGTGAAGCATCTGCCACACTAATGAAGCCATAACATCCGTAATGATTTTTTCAGTGGTCATGAAGCCCTTGTGTGTTGTGAATATTTGTGGTTCTTTATATGGGTGGCTTTTTAAACTTTGCTGCGACCCACCTGATATGTTATAATAATAATGACCCGACCAATTTGTGTTACCCTTATTTTTTTTACCCTTGATAGTTTTTTCTGGATTATATGCAACAGGTTCCCATCCTCTTACAACTATTTCATTTTTTAGTCTTATCAGGTCTTCACGCTGAACAGATGACCCCGAATAACCATCCTCTTTCGGTATAGTTACAATTGCGGCGACATGATTGCTTGTTTCTCCCCCTATATTATTGATTATGTACGCATCAAGTTCATCGTTGTTGCTGTTGATGCTGTTGATTCTAATGCGTTCATATTCACGAAATGGAAGTTCAATAACAACACCGCTGGTGTACGTTTTCAATTGGTCAAGTGTTAACTCGCATGCACGAATAATTTGATAAGGCAGTAATATTCTTGAATTTTGACTTACGCGTTTTGTGGGACATACGTCGCATATTCCAGCTTTATTAATATTTTTAAGTTTTGTTCTTATATTTTTTGGCAATTTCTTTATAATGGCACCAATTATTCCTTTAACATTTTTTACAGAAATCATTTGGAGTATTACCTTTGTTTCTTTTTTAACAGGTTAACCATTTCGAATATAAATTCAATTTTATATAAATTAAACTGAATTTATCTGATTTAAAATTTTTAAAGTATAGTTTCAATTATCATTCAAAACTGACAACAATTTCCACCTTTTCCTTTTTAATACTTTTTGTGGCAGATATAGATAACTCTTCGCGTTTTTTGCGAGTTTTATTTTTGTCAGCCTTTGAATTTGGTTCAGTTGTTGTTGAATGCGTGTCTTCACACTCACACTCTTCAGATGTAGTTGACGTCGAAGACAATGATGAGCGCGAATGTTTAGATGTGCTATTTCTTGAATTCATGTCATTTTCAATGGCTTGATAATTTTCTTCAATGTAATGAACAACATCATTTTCAATTGCCCATTTAAAAAAATTCAACTGTCCTATTGTTGTTTGTATAAAGGTTCCGTCTTTATACGGAATTGTAATTCTATCCCAACGACAGAATGGGTCAAATCGCTTTTTAGAGTACGCTTTCAATTTCAACTTGTAATCCACATAGACTTTAAATCTTCTCACCGTATTTTGAATGGTGTAAACAGTATAAAATTTCTTTGCATAATTTGTTGCGAACCAATCGATAATTCGAAGAGATATTTTGGAATGACCATTAATTATTTTAAGCATGGTCTCCAAATTATTTCCTTTCTCATAAAACTTCAATAAATTCTTCAAAAGTAAATTATTTTGGGTAGTATATATGCCGCCGCTGCCGCCCCCATTATTTTCAACTGCAGCAAATAATGTTGCTGTTGCTGTTGCAGTTTCACAAATGCTCATACATGCACTCATTTGTTGTATTTAGGATTGGATGTGTATATTTAGTAGTTGATTTGATTACTTGTTTACTACTTAATTTTATGCGTTTGGTTTATATCCTTTTTTTCAATTTAAATAATTTAATTTAATTGAAAAAATATTTTCACTTTTATTGGTCAGATTAGATTATTACAATAACCACCCCCACCATGAAATCCACAAGTCAAACCAGTCTTCATTATTATCATTGCTTTTTTTTTCAGCTATTGCAATTCCGTTTCCTTCATGACGCATTTTATATCTTTTTTGTATACTGTGTATGTATTCTAATATATATCAATTTTATAAATAAATAATGCAAAAGTTCCGCTATATTGTTTTTATTTAAATGTTGTTAGAGTTATTTTTAATTCCTCAAGGTATTTTTCTAACATATCAGGATTACTACTAATCTTTTTCCATTGACAGTCCCACATTTCTACATATTTATATCCCTGTTTCTTGCAAAATATCTCCTTTTCCAAGGTCCTTTGATAATTTTCTTCGTGTGTTCTCTTTTTATAAGCAGCCCTGTCATCGCGATTTGGATAACACTCTTTACATCCATGAACATGACATCCATGGTATTCAAAGGCAATCGGTTGTAAAGGATGAAAATGAAACCCATCAAGTTTATAGTGTCTAGCGTCGGGGTTTATTATTTTATGCTCTCCTCCATTTTGGGCATGTTGAATATGTATGTCAAGATTTTCAGATGCCCACTTGAGCCAATCAATAGAAATTTTTGAAAAGCCAACAGATGAGCAACCCGGACAACCACTTTCACTATCCATGTGATTATGAGCAGATGGATACCATAAGCCATGTATCTTACATGTTACTGGCATTTTTGAGTTTCCATTCTTGTAATCTTCTGGCTCGTTTTCATCATATTCATACCCCTTGTCTGAATGTATTTCTCGACAACGCTTGATTAACTCGGGGTATGGCATACGATTCTTGTCTGATAATGTATCATATTTGCATAAACTACATCTGTGTCCGCGGTGATGATCAGTCCCTCGCTGACGGTAGTATTTTTCATGTTGGTTGCAGTAAATATTGTTAACCCATAATATGTTGTTTTCAATTTTCAGTTCAATATCTGAATAATTATCTTTACCCATTTGATGAACTTCTTGAGCTTTTTCAATCCATTCACCTTTATTCCATCTTCGCGTTTCCGAACTTTTCTCAATCTGACACTGCGGACACCCTTGTTCACCATTTAATAAATAACTTCCAGTTTTTTTTGTTCGAAATTCGCCATGTTTTGTACAAGTCATTCTCATTGGTGTTGACTGATTGATATATCGGTCGAGTCGTCTAATTGATTTTCCCAAAACCGCTTCCAAATCTTTATCAAATTCCTTTTCCGTTCTTTGATACTTCTCACTACATTTTGTGCATCCAGTCTTGCTGACTGAATGTTGATAAGGGGTCATACATACCAACCCATGACCTGTTTCTGAACATGGAATTAACATATCGTTTTTTGAGTTCAAATACAATTCTTCAAATGTGATGCTTGACTTGTTTTCCGTTTGTAGTTTAATGCTTACTTCATTCATTCTTTCCGACCGTGTTACGAATAATTTTATGTCATCAAGTGTGACAGAACCATTTTGCAGTGCCACAAATTTGTCTCCAAACTTTGTATTGGATTTTGTACACCATTCATCGAATATATTTTTCTTTGCTGGTCTCATATTTTGTGTGCATATGCATGATGATGTAATAATATAATAATATATCAATTTTTATTTTAATTATTTAATTATTCTATCCTACTTTTTTAAATTTCAATTGTTTTCCATATTTAAAACGACCGCTATCCATTGTGCCTCTTTTCAAGTTGCATTCCAGACAACAAATAACAACATTATCAGTATTGTGTCCGGCATCGTTTTCAATTCTATCCAGCGTCCATTGGCGTTTAGAAAGAACATTTTCATAAATAAGTTCGCACTCGCATTTGCAGTAGAAACATTTCAACTTGGAACATAATAGTTTGTCGATAACATCTTCGAGAGAAATAAATGTATCTTTTGAATAAAAATGTTTATCAGCGTCTTGTCTTTTATATCCAGATAATTTTTTAGTAATTTCTTTTATATAAATGTCGCGATTTTCAATAACATCATTATCCAAATTCATATACAATTTCGATACAACGCTGAATTGGTGCGAGTGTGTAAAATAATGGGCAGGTAAATTCCATTTTTCGCACGCGGCGCGTTTCCTGTAATAATTTGAACTGCCGAAATCATTTACGTCAATCATATTATTCATTTTTTCAGTTTCATTTACTAATAACAATCCACATATATTTTTTTTACCACTGATATTTATATTTTTTGTTGATTCCATGTATATTTTATGTAATTTATATTTATTAATACTATTATATATTTTACTTATATATTTACAATAAATTATATATATCAAGGTGTCAAAATAATATTATAATTACCATTTGAATTACATAATGTCCATTTATTATTATTTTTATATTTTCTTAAAGAGGTAAATGCGAAATTCATTTGGTCTTCATATTTATAAAATACTTTGTATACTTTAGAATATTCTATTTTTGCCCAGGTTGTTATTTCATTAAAATTAGAAGCAGTTAGGAATGCGCTGGGTTCTACTTTTCCAATTTTCCAATTATTATCGTCAAAAATTATTTTAGTAAAGAATTCTGTATTCAAGTTATGTGACATACTGTTTAATCTTTTTATATTATTTGAATTTTGTAAATAAGTATAATAAGAAAATAAATAACTTTTTATATATTTTGAAGGAACACAAATTAATGTGGAGTTTATGCCACCCCATTCATGACCGTCATAGCACCAGTAAAGTAAATCTTTTTTTTCATATAAACTTGAAATATCAGGAAAAGGAACCAAGTGTAAAAAATCAGACCGAGTTAAAATTATATACTCATAATTTTGTTCAAATATGTCACCAAATGTTTTACCAATTTCATACCAGTTATAATATACATTCAAATATGGAATATTTATATAATTATTATTTTTTAATAACTTACTGTGATTAATAAATATTTTAGTAACATCGGGTGATTCATATATTATCTTATTTTCGGTTTTTAATAAATCTATATTTTTATCAATGTTTGTTCCTGTTTTTTGAACCATTACAAATAAATCCGCTTTTAAAGTTTCTAATAAATTTTTATATAAATTTCCTATTACAATTTCTAGAGAACGCAACTGTCCCCACATACATACAGCATATTTTTTTTGCATTTGTGTGTATTATTTATATATTATAATTTACAAATAATTAATTAATTATTTATAAAATATTATATTTTCATAAATATATAACGATAAGTATAAGAAATTAAATGAATTTGTTCAATTCGCTATTTGGTCCTCTTACTCGTGAATATTGTATGTATTATTATGGATTTTCTATTTTCTTTTATGTTACATTTGTTTTTGTAACACTCTTCTCATTGTATAGTCTTTTAACCAAGAAGTTTAGCTTTGGTTTATTGCTGGGGTTGTTTATGGGATGCTTTACTTATTTCTTGGCGTATTTTGTCTCCCGCCTTTCTTATTCCATGTGTGTTGGTAGTTTAGCACCTTCTTCATCTCCGCTGCATTTTTTCAATTAATCAACTATAGTTGATTCTAAAATAGTATTTATAAAATAGATTTAAACTCTATTTTATAAATATATTAAGGTGAACCAATAAATCAATCCAAGCAATCCAAATTCTATGATGACTTCTGAAAGTTCTGAATGTTGCGCAGATGTTGCTGCTGCTGCTACTACGACAATAACAATGATGGAAATGGAATCTGCATCCAAAAAAAATGATGATAATGCAGCAGCAGATAATGCGGATAATGTTGTTGGTGAGGAATGCGACTGTATTGAATTAAGAAATATTAAATATAAATCCATGTTGTTAAAAAAAACAAGTCCGAAACAAGTCACAAAACATAATTTGAATATTGATGATTTTTTAGAAAAGGAACGAACACAAAATAAAGAAGACCAATGGGTAAAATTGGATAAATCAATGAAAATGAAAAAGATGAGCGCATTTGTAGACATATATGCGAACGAGCATGTTTTATGTGTTAAAGATAAAGCCGCTCTTTATGACTTTCTAACTTCTAGTATAGACCAGAAAAAATTGGTTAAAACAAAAGAAGTAGTTTATGATAAGTTGACAGGAACAATAAAATCGATTCCGTGCCTACTACATTGTCCCGCTTCTGTAAAAAAATTTACTCTTAAACGATGTGAAAAAAGACAATCAACGTTGAAATCTCTTGCTCCCAAAAATAAGGTAAAGGCGGCAAAACCATCGTCATTCTCGTCGTTGGCGGCGGCTGAATCAGTCCAACCGCAGACACCATCATCATCATTGTCTTCATTGGTTGAGACTTGAATTGTTATTTGTCTGTCTGTCACCTTGTTACATTATTAAATATTCATCAGTTTGTTTATTTTTGCTGTAAGCTCAATCATACTTTTCTTAATAAATGCAATATCTTCTGTCATTTGTATCACTTGACCACCATTTTGACCATTTTGAATGCTTGTTTTATTTGTATTTTCATTTGTGTTTATTTTTTTAAATTTAGTCATAAGAGCAGTTAATTCTAATGTTGATTCTATTTTTTTTTCTTCTATTTCTAGTTCTGTTGCTGTTTCTATTGGCTGGTGTTCGGTTTGAATATTGTTGAAACTTACTTTTTTTTTTCTTTCTGTTGATGTTGATACTGTAGAGTCTGCATTTGAATTTGAATTCGGATTTATCCATTTTTCTGCTGCATTCTTATCTTCTTTACCCGTTGAATTATTAAGCTGTTCTAATTCGCGCTCTCGTGACGCCAGCGTTTCTGCCAGCAACCTTTCCATATCATTTCCTATTGGTTTATCATAAACATCATCCAAAAATTTAATTTCATCTGGTTTTTTTAATTTTATGATTGATGACATTTCTTCTTCTTTTTTTTTAAGCTCCATGTTGAATGCAGACTGTCTTTCTTTTTGAATATCTTCTGCCCTGTATACTGTTTCAAGTTGGGGAATTTGTTGCTGTTTTTTTTGGTCTGTTATTATTTTTTTATTCTCCTCGGCCATCAAGTTGTCTAATTTTTTGCAAATTGCATATACAGCTTCTTTATTCATTACATTCAAATCAATGGATTGATTCGTTTTTTGGAAAGATTCATTCATTTCATTCAACGTTGTTTCAAACATGACTTGAACTTTTTTAAGCGATGCATCAGGTACACCATTGAACTTTCCACCACCATGCAAAACGCTCCATAGTAATCCTTTATTTTCAGTGCTTGTAAATGTGGACATTTGTGAATTCAAACTCAAGTTCATTGTTTTGTAAATATTTTATTTTATATATTTTATAATAAAATATTACGATTACTCTTTATTATAATTTATTTATTAGTTTATTTGTTGCCCGTCCCTATTAGTGTCATTATTTTGAGAACAAAATATTGAAGCAAGTATTCAGTTTTGCAGTCTTGTATGTGGACAATATTTTCAATAAAATTTAAAAACGTCGAATTTATATAATGTGGATGTTGTCTTATAACATAGTTTAAATAATTTTTTATTATATTTTTACGCTCAATATTGTAATACAAACTTATTTCGTTTAGTTTTTCAATAATTATAGATGATTTCTCACGTGATTTAAATAGTTGGGTAATGCTTTCCCATATCTCATTTGTAATTACGTGACAGTTATGAATAAGATGTTGATTTGCTTGCATATAGTTTATCATGCTTCGAATGTCGGAATTGAAATGGCGCTGAATAGATACTAAAATATTTTCATCAACATTTAATTTTTCGGCAATATTAATTTTTTTCAAAAAGCAAAGAATATTTGATTCAGGTAGTTGGTTGAACCGCATTCGTACAAACTCGGTTTGTAGAGCTTCATCTATCCTGCTAATGTAATTGCAAATCAAACAAAATCGAACATTTACAAGGTTATTATAATTGTTCAATAAATATCTTAGCGCTGTTTGCGCATTCTTTGTCATGTAATCCACTTCATCCAAAATTACAAATTTCATCCCTTCTCCAAACATTGACTTTGATGTAACAAATCCATTTATTTGATTTCGAATAATGTCAATTCCTCTTTCATCAGAAGCATTTAGGTGAATCATTAATCCCTTGTTTTTTTGATGATATTTTTCTTGATATGCATTTACAAGATTTATAATGGTGGTTGTTTTTCCGGTTCCCGGAGGACCATACAATAATAAATTTGGGAAATAATTATTTTCAATAATTGATACCAGTATTTTTTTATTTATATCATCTAGAACAATTTCGTCAAAATGTGTGGGTCTATATTTTTCAACCCATGGAGTAGAACCATGTACATCTGCGCATGCGCATGTCGTGCTACAAATCATAATATAAGATATAAGTTATTAAATTAATTAAAAAAAGGAAATTATTGGGTTGTTTTTATTATTAATTGTTATTAATTTTAATGTTTATTATGTTTTTTACGTTTTATTTATTATAAATAAATTGAAGTTATATGTCATAATAGTTAATGGAAGACATAACGACGCCGCCTACGTTTACACCACCACCACCATCAGGAATGCCAACACAGTCAAAGACAGCTGGATATTTAGAAATTATATTAGGGCCGATGTGGTCTGGGAAAACATCGGCTCTATTGAAGATTTACAGACAGTATTCATTCTGTAAATCGCAAATTTGCGTAATTAATTATGAAGCAGATGTTCGATACTCTGGAACCATGTTATCAACACATGACAAAGAAATGATTCCATGCATACTGGGATTTTCCATGGAAGAAATTATGAAAACTCACAAGGATGAAATTGAAAATAGCAATGTTATACTGATAAATGAAGGACAGTTTTTTAGCGACATTGTGCCTTTCGCAATCAAAATGGTTGAAGAAGAAGGGAAAAAAGTATACATCTGCGGTTTAGATGGAGACTTTAAACGAGATAAAATTGGAAACCTTCTGGACTTGATTCCCATGTGCGATAAGATGACCAAGTTGCACGCGCTGTGCAGCATGTGTAAAGATGGAACACTTGCACCGTTTACACTCAGAAGCACATGCGACACGGAGCAAGTTTTAATAGGCAATGATATTTACATGCCCCTGTGTAGAAGCTGTTACAATGCGCAAACAAAACGTAAAATGGAAGAAGAATTGGGAAAATAATTTGAAATAAATTTAACAAGTTTCTCAACTATTTTGTGTTATTATTATTGCATTTATTTTTTCCTTTACTGGTTTCGTCGCACCTTGTAATTTTTGTAAGTTTTGTGACTCGCTGTTTTTACATTTTTTTTATTTTTATTTGGTGTTGAATGCAACCGTTTTGAATGCGTAAAACGTCTACTAGACGACGGACTTGGGCTTGTTGTTGTCAAAGTTCTGGGACTCCTTTTCGGACTGGCCGCGACTGGAGTATTTTTGCGTTTTGAATAAGATGGCGAATGCTTATCAATGCTCTTTAATTTTTCGTTGAAGTTTACTGCAGCCTTGCCTTTTAATGCTTTGTGTTTATGCTTTTCAATTGGATTATAATTTAAAAACCATTCTTCATATTCGCGCGTTCCCTTTTTATTTTTCAATTTTTCAAACATATGAGCCTTTGCATCTTTGATGTCTTTTAGGGTAACCTGCTTACCGATGCACGGATTTGAAAATCGTTTGAATATACCTTCATTTTTTGTCAATTTATCATACTGTAAATCATATATATATTGACTCATGCAAAGTAGACGGTCTCTGTCATAATATGGTCTATCAATGTAAAGAAACAGTAAATAAAAACTGAGAATTGTGTCTGTTGTTGCAATGTGCACATCTTTTCCGTTTATTTTAACCACATTGTAATTATGACACGCACCAGGAGATGGCTGATATACAAACGCAACAGTTCTACCATCAACTATTAGTTCATAATGAGAAGAAATGTGTTCTCCGAATTCTTCGCGCTTTTCCACAATTACACTTTTAAAATCACCCGTCTTATCGAGAACCTTTTTGATTTTACTGGCAGATTTTTCTGCATGTTCAGACAATAAATCGAATGACGGCATACTTGAATATAAAACAGGTCTCTCTGCCTTTTTCAAATGCTCTGAAAATAAAGAACACGCATATCCTCCAAAAAATACAAGTTTTTCAGAAATTGCTTCATCACGTATCAAATCAAATATTTCTATTTCTTTTTTATTTGGAGATAATGACGACTCTTTTGCATTTTTTAAACAGTTTTCACCTTTTAGAAGATAATTTTTATTGAAACGCATTAATCGACTGTAAACTTTCTCCCACCGAGATACATCGCCATCCGGACGAGAGAGTTCTAAATACATGGACATTCTTAAAAAATTAACGGGCGCATACAATATTCCATTTTTTTCAATTGTTTCGCGCTTTAAACTCTTAAATAGTTCCGGCTCTATAAATGTTATGTCTGCAACACCAATAAAATTTACAAATACTTTATATGTTCCCGTGTGCATACCTGATTTTGCTTCAACATCACTAAAGCCTTTACTGTAAAATATATCGGCAAGTTCTTTTGCATCATCTAATGAATTTGGAGAGAAGAAATCATAATCAGGAATCTCTCGAGTCATATCATAAAATTGGTCTTTTTTTGGAAGAATGTTGTTTATCGCAGTTCCTCCATAACAAATTAGTTTTTTCTTTACTAGAAATTGTTCAACAATCGAAACTATTTCTTTAATGGTTGGATTACTTACCAATTTTTCACCTTGTTTGGCTTCTATTTCTTTTTGAGATTTCTTCAAAATTTCTAGAGCCCTCTGTTCTTTACTTTCACTCATTTCGATATTGTAACCTTTATATTATATACTATTATATATACTATTATATAATATAAATTATATAGTTGAATTAAAATAAATAAATGGAAAAATATAATATTGAAATTTATGAGTTAAAGGATGAACCGTATATTCCCTTTAGTAATAAGTAATTAACTATTATTATTTTATAATTATATATTAATAATAATTAATTTTATAAATATTCATTGAAATAAAATAGAATAATGAAATCATTTTTAAATGGAGTCGCTCCAATTAGCGCATTATTTTCATCAAATAAAGAAGCATTTAGTCTTTCATCTCCATTTTCTTCTTCAACCGATGCATCAGGAAACCCTGTAACAGATGCATCAGGAGGAATGTTCGACAGTATGAGCAGCATGTTTTCTTCTTCTACAGACGCATCCGGGAATCCTACAACCGACGCATCTGGGAACTCTACATCGGGGGGAGTATTCGGAAGTATGAGCAGCATGTTTTCTTCTTCTTCTACTGACGACGCATCCGGAAACCCTACAACTGACGCATCAGGAAACCCTACAGTTGACGCATCCGGAAATCCAGTAAATACAAACCCATCCATTACAACGTATGCTGCATTTTTCAAAAGCTTATTCTACTTATTTATTCAAATTTGTGTTGTTGGATTTATTGGAGCATCATTTTTATGTTTAGTACGAATGTCAAGACAAGATTTGACAAATTATTTACCTTCTGACATTAACCGATACCCTTATTGCACTCCAGATGGAACTCAAGAATTTGGTGTTGAAGAAGACCCAATATATTCTTATGGATTTCCGTATAATTTATATTGTGACTCAAATGATGATGAAAAATGTTCCAAAACATGCCGAGTTATAAAAAATGAGTTGCGAGACCCTGATGCGTTTGTTGAATATACGCCATTTGCTTTTTGGCTCTCTCTTTCTATGAAAAATACGTATGCAACATTTAGAGCATTCATTAAAATGCTTTGCATCAAAATGGGTAATTTAACAGGACAAAATAAATACGATACATATGGAATTCTTGAAAATATCATCATGCTTTTTGGAGTATTTTTAGTTTATATTCTAATCCTATATGGCGGATTCATTGGATTTTTTATGACATATGCATTTCAATTTTATAATAGCGGATTTCTAATGAGCGGATTTGCATGGACTCTAGGATTGTTTTTTCTATCCTGGATACCGCCATTTTTTAACTTTTTTGGTTTTATACTTCAAGCATTAATAGTGTTTTTGTGGATTCCGTTTACCCAAAATACAAAATATGCGGAACCAACACAAAACACCAAGGTTGTTTTTGAGATATTCAAAAGTAAAAAAAATCTACTGATTGTGTTATTTAGCATTGGAATGGTAATGAATGCATTCAAATACTTGACTGCCTATGAGCCGGTCTATGTTTTAATAGCTGTTGCCATGTTTTTATTTAATATGTTTGCATTTTAACTCATCTAAAGATATACCTGCTTAATATATTATCAATATTATCAATGACTTCTTCTTCAACACCATTTGTAAGCGTTTGCACACCGACTTTCAATAGAAGACCATTTTTCCCAACAATAATTAAATGTTTCGATAACCAAACCTATCCTAAAGATAGAATGGAATGGATAATTGTGGATGACGGCACAGACAAAATCGAAGACATTGTAAAGGAACACCCGCTTGTAAAGTATTTCAAATACGATGAAAAAATGCCTTTGGGAAAAAAACGTAATATTATGCACCAAAAGGCACGCGGGTCAATCATCGTTTATATGGATGATGACGATTATTACCCACCGGAACGTGTTTCTCATGCGGTGGAAATGCTTCTAAAAAACCCGGAAGCATTGTGTGCGGGAAGCAGCGAAATGTATATTTATTTTAAAGATTCGGACCAAATGATACAATTTGGTCCCTATGGTCCCAATCACGCAACTGCCGGCACATTTGCCTTTCGAAAAGAATTACTACGCGAACATAAATACAATAATGATGCATGTTTAGCAGAAGAACGCGAATTTCTAAAGGGGTACACGGTTCCATTCGTTCAGCTGGACCCGATGAAAGCAATCCTGGTTTTTTCACACCGGCACAATACATTTGACAAACGCACTTTGCTGAATGACCCTTTCAGTCACGTTATGCGCTTATCTGAAAAAACGGTTGGTGATTTTGTAAAGGATGCCGATATTGCCGAGTTTTTTATGAATCTTGAAAACGTTTTGATTGACTATCCACCCGGAGAACCCGAAATGAAACCGGACGTCATTAAAGAAACCAAAATATTATTGAAAAAGAAAGAGGAAATAATAAAAAATGCAGTTGAACAACACCGGAATCAACAAGAACTTAAAAAAAAACAATATGATAAAATTTCAGAAACAAATCCTGAAATTTTTCAACGTATACAGTCGCAACAAGAACAAATCAATGCTTTACAACATGAGAATGAGTCACTTCAAAGTCAAAATCGCCAATTGAAAGAACTTTATTCAAAAACAATTAGAGAGAACATGGGATTAAAAAATAAAATAAAATAAAAATAAAATTTATTTAATACTCATATGATGTCAAAATATTATTATTTATAATATTATTTTATTTATTATTTTTATTAAATATTATATGTTTTATAATCGCTGAGAACCATTTCACGAAGTGTCTCGGCAGTGGAATACCTCGGGAACCAACCCAATTCAGTATATGCTTTCTCACTATTTCCCAATAGAAGTTCAACTTCGGCTGGTCTGAAATATTTTGGATGAATACGCACCACTACTTTTCCATCAATGCTCCCCACCTCGTCTAATCCCTCGCCACACCACTCTACTTTTTTTCCAAACACATCAAATGACATTTGAATAATTTCGCGAATGCTAAATGTGCTTCCGGTACTCAGTACATAGTCAACAGGATTTTCCTTTTGTAGCATTAACCACATTCCATACACATAATCTTTGGCGTGTCCCAAGTCACGTTTGCTGTTCAAGTTACCTAAAGACATGTGTTCCTGCTTACCTGCAATAATTGCCGCAACGGCAAGCGTAATCTTACGACACACAAACGTTTCTCCTCGTCGTGAACTAGTGTGATTGAATAGAATGCCATTGCAAGCATACATTCCATAACTTTCACGATAGTTTTTAACCATCCAATAACCATACAACTTGGCTACCGCATATGGACTTTGTGGATTAAATGGAGTCGTTTCGCATTGAGGCATTTCTAAAACTTTGCCAAATAATTCACTAGTTGACGCTTGGTAAAATCGTATTTTATCTTTAAGACCTGTTTTGATAATCGTTTCTAATAAACGCAATGTTCCCAATGCATCAACCTGACCGGTATATTCCGGAACTTCAAAACTCACCTTTACGTGACTTTGAGCTGCAAGGTTATATACTTCTAGTCTTTCAAATTCGCGACCTTGTTCGGTAATAATTGTATTGAATACATTTTGTAAACTGGTCTGGTCTGTCATATCTCCGTAAATCAATTTTACTTTTGAAAAAAGATGGTCGATTCTTTCAGTGTGAATACTACTGTGACGACGTATAATGCCATACACAATGTAGTTTTTTTCAAGCAAAAGTTCGGCCAAGTAACTACCATCTTGTCCTGTTATACCAGTAATTAAAGCAATAAGTGTCATTCTATTTTATTTTATCTAACCTAATCCATGTTTATATGTTTATATGTTTTATATTGCAATATTTTAATACGAAATATAATATTATATGTAAAATATAATATTATATTTATATAAATTAGATACTTATAATAATTATAATGACAGGAACTACGAATACTCCAAAACAAAATGCTCCATTAAACTTTAGGACATCAAATTCGTTGATAACAACAAGGGTGCCGCATTATGCCACAAAAACAGAAACAGCAAACAGCGTTGTTCCCGGGTTACACCGTCCAAATACGAACGGCGTTCCATCAAATATACTCCAGCATGATTTTGAAGGTCCTGAATTCAAAGCTCGACCCATAAAACATTGGAGGCGACAACTAGTTCCAACTTCAGTTAATGTGACAGGTAGCAGTAGCGCACCATCAGGACCTTCGCAACCAATCGGGTCATCGGGTCGGCGCAATGCAACCGTCGGGTTATTAATGGACCGGCCCGGAGCTGTAACATATGTTGGCGATGCATCGTGCAAGTGTGTGGAGCAACCTGGAAATTCATACACAATTAGCGAACATTTTAATGCAACTCCGAAATATGCATCAGGAACAGTTATAAAACCTATTGAAAATAAAGGTGTTATTGACAACGGTGACTATGAAATAAATACCGGTATTTATAACACACGATACATTTGCTGCACCACTCAAAATAATATTATTAAAAGCGCACCTAGTCTTGTTAGCAGAGCATATTATTCAGACACATACGGCTATTTGAAATCCAGGTGCAAAACGTACCAACAGAATGCATCCATTAATAGAACACCTGGAGTCACATACTTGGGTCCTGACGAGCAGCATATATGGGCAACATCTAGCGCAAATGGGTCCCAGGTTTATCAGACGAATAATATTTACAAACCAAGAGTAAATCCACATGCGTGTGGCGGCAATTCATCTTCGGGTGCATCTATTGTTATATTTAAACCTAGTAATTACCAGTATTCAGTTCAAGGTGCAGTTGACAGTAGTACGCGTATTGAAAAGCTCAAGTTAAACACTATCAACACGAATGCAAATTCGCTAAGAAGTGCATTTGGAAATGAAGCGGCAAGCGCGTGCAGGTTTACAGGTAGTGGCGACACGCCTTATTTTCTTAAAAATAAATATCAGCCCCCTATATGCAGCGAAACAAACTTAATAGCCAGGTATAGACAAAATAAAAGAATTTGCAGTTTATAAATAAATTATACAATGACTATACTTGTGGAGGAATAACTGTCACAGTATTGTCTAAATAGGGACACTTTATAACATTTGGATTGATGGAAAAACAATTATATGCCATGTCTTTGTATTGAAATATGTCTTTGTTATCAGTGGTTGGATATACCACGACACTCCGCTCACTTGGTGAAGACAAGTAAATAAATAACATACCGATTAAAAAACTTAAAATAAATAACTTGACTGAAATATATTTCATTTATTTTTTGTAAATTGTAATAATATATATCAATGATAATATTAATTTTTTTATTAATATTATTATTATCATTAATATATAGTGAGTAAATACAGTAAATATATAGAGTTTAAATGATTAATTTCAAAGAGTGGATACATAAAGAAAATAGTAAATATATTATATCCGTTATTCTGGGTCTTGGTTTAGCGGCATTGTTTAGAAAAGCGTGTAAGGATGGCGCCTGTATTCATTTTGAGTCACCGCCAATGAAGGATTTAACGGGCGGAAATGTTTATAAATATGGGAGCGAATGTTATAATTATAATGTTGCCACTCAAAAATGTAATTCTGATAAAAAAACCGTTGAATTAAGTAATGGATTGCGTAATATGATATAGTATATTTTTATTATTTATATTTAGAGGAAATAAATAATAATATGAATGATACAACAAGTATAGACGATTTGCCAGGAATTGCCGGGGGAGGCGGGGGCGGGGGCGGAATAGTTCAAAATGCTTTAAAGTCTGAAATACCGCACCAAACTTATTCTCCGATTGTTGTTTCGCAGCAACCACTCCAGCACCAGCAGCAGCAACAGTCGCAAGCAACACCTGATATGAATGTCAACGAATTTGTAACCGGTTTACAGCGTGCGACAGCGTCCGGAATGACTGCTCTTCCGATTAGAGATGTTCCAAGAAATACGGAAAGTGTGGTGTCAGACGAACAGACAATGCCCAATTATGTTCCCAAAGCGCCTCATGATTATATACGCGAACACCACGAAAATACGCAGTCATTTTTGCAGCATCACGAGCGTTCAACAAATCGTGGAGAGTCGATTGATGTTGTGTATGAAACACTTCAGGTTCCAATTTTATTAGCCATACTCTATTTTACATTTCAACTGCCAGTTATGCGAAAATATTTGCTAATGTATCTTCCAAGTATTTTTAATAAAGATGGAAATCATAATTTATCTGGACTTTTATTTATAAGTATTCTATTTTCATGCACATACTATGGAATTAATTTTGTTCTTAACCAATTTGTTTTAGAATCTGAATAATATTTGATAAAAAAAGTTTATTTTTTTTATTGGTTTTATTTTTTATTGGTTTTATTTTTTTATATTGTTATGGGTGTGGTGCGGTTCTGCGGTTCACCACCACCCAGACTGTTCGATTGATTGGGCATTTTGATACCTTCTTTTGATTCCGCCTAAAAGAATCAGCGGCGAAGGGAAGACGGCGGTCGGGGCGGTGACTGCGACTGCGATTGTAATTTTGCGCGTAAATGTGATGACATTCTTCGTGGTAAAATGATTTGGATTGGGGTGCGGGATGAAATCGCCACTGCTGGTTTGCGTCATGCGCTCAATGCGAATTGATGTTGGCGTCACATTTACGATGCGACCATACTCGCGGACACCCTTGCTGATGAACGAACAAACCTCTCCAACGTGCTCGTTAGCCTGTCTTGAAGATGTGATGCGAGTATAAGCTGTCGTCGTCATTGTATTCTTGTGTTCCTTGTTGTTGCAACCTGATAAGTATTTGAATATAATTTGATTTTTCAATTTATATTTTTTACAGTGTAAAACCTATGTAATATTTATGTGTTTTTTCACAAAAAACAAATAAATGAAATGAAATTCTTTTAAAACATTCCTCTTTTTGTTTTTCTGTTCCTATTGGACCTTTTCACCGAGCCGAATTTACCCTTTTTCGTAAAATAGCCATATTTTTCAAGACGCATTTCTTTTTTCGCTGTAAAATGTTTTTTTTTGCTGACAATGTAACCATTTTTACTATACAATAGCTTATCTTTTGTAAGTTCGCCAGTGGTCATATACGCAGTTCCATTTGAAACTTGAGTTCTTGACCCGCGTATTTTCTCATACGTGTTTCCTTTAATATTATAAAGACCCGTTTTTTTATCTCTCGTATATCCCATTTTGTATTTTTGTATTATTATTTATACTATATAATTATACAAAAAAATAATGTTTTTATAATTTATTTATTTTTTGTTTATTTAATGAGACCTGCGAGACTTACGCGATGACCCGCGACGAGTACGCCCTTTGCTAGATTTTTTGCTAGATTTAGATTTGTCTCCGATAAAAACAGAACCGAATTTTCCTTTTCCGATTGGAACCCAGCCGGCCTTTTTGAGACGATTTTCGCGTTTTGCGGTGGCGTGTTTGCGCCTTGAAACAATCCTGCCATATTTATTATACATGAGACTGCTTTTCGTTAGACCGCCGACAGTTTTATAAGCAGTTCCGTGCATTACTTGAGGCCTTGACCCCCTAACGACAGAATAAGAATGTCCGGAAATATGATATGCGCCATTGGCACCTTTTTTATGACCCATTTTATAATTGTTATTATATACTATAAAAAGAAAAAATTATAATTTAATATTTTCTTTTTGAACAAGCATGATTTATTTTCCTAAATATAAATATTTATACGATATTATCTATCAACATCTTGAAAAACAAAGTGTTTGTGGACCTGCAACTGCTGGACCTACACTACAATTTTGGTAGGGAACATATTGATTTGTTGACGAGTAACCTGGTCCTGACCCACCAGGACAACCTGCCCATTTCCCATAAGCATTCAAGGTATTATTTGCAAACTGAAAACGCCCTCCACCTTGAAACCTGGATGTAGTGATAATAATTGAGTTTCTTACATACCTTGGCACTTGACTTGTGTTTGCATTATCAATATTGTATTGGAAAACAGGGAGAGGACACTTACCTCTGCATAAACTTCTACCTTTGATGTAAACCATTTTATTTATATGTATATAATCATATTATAAATTATCTAAATTATCCTTTAATTGACATTTTCTAAAATTGTTTTTTTACCATGACAATTTCTACATAATGCGATTAAATTACTTATATCGTTGCTTCCTCCTTTGAAAAGCGGAATATGGTGGTCTATTTCATATGTATAGTCCATAATTTCAGAACATGTTCCACACTTCCAAGCTTGGTTACTTGCAATTATTTTTTTAGTTAGTGAAGAAACATTTCTTTTTGTATATTTTGGTTTACAATTACTTACAAGTGCATCATATTCTTCTTCTGTAATAATAACATAAGGAGTTGAATTTAATTCATCTAGGTTATATTCATATTTATCACATATTTTTTCATTAGAACATGCTCGTTTATAAACGTAACATATTCCGTCGAATGATTTGTAGACAACCCAACTTCCAAGTTTAAACACACTTTTGAATAATAAACTAGACGTTAAATCTATTAAAAATAATAAGACCATATTATAAACAAAATTGATGATATTCTTTGCTATTATTATTATTATTATATATTTAATATTTAGTTGATTAAATATATTATTCAAAAAATTGAAATTATGGTAATGGATAATGTTTGTTATATAATCCATCCAATCAATTACGAGTCGAGTCACACGTTAAGAAAATAAAATGAGTCAACTAAACAACGATGCCAATACAAGAATGGAAATTAACGGAATACCTTTATACATTAAATCTGATGGTGAAAAAGGCATTCCTTACTTGTATGATGTTGACACCAACGAACATGTTGGATATTGGTGTCAAAAAAAAGGAGTATATGTTATGTTTTCACCGTATGAACGGATTCTTAATAATTTGAAGCGTTCTATGAGGGAAGAATTGAGAAATGGAGGCGGCAAATCGGAGGAAGCGGAGGAAGCGGAGGAAGAAGAGGAAGCGGAGGAAGCGGAGGAAGCGGAGGAGGAAGAAGAAGAAGAGGAAGAAGAGGAAGAAGAGGAAGAAGAGGAAGAGGAAGAGGAAGAAGAGGAAAGTTTGCATTCAACTTTCACAATTTTCAAATTCTTTGTATTAATGTTTGTTTACATCATGTTTCAAAA